CGTTAGCAGCAGACATGAGCATACTAATGCCGCTTGCAGTCCTACCAACACCACTAACCCCTGTTTGACCATGAGCAAAAGACGGGAACCCTGTCGATTCATCTGCTAGTACCCTCGCTTTATCAAATAACTGCATATTCTCGTTGGAAACGTTAGGGAACTTTGTACCAAACAAGGCTTGGCCAGGTGCACCCCCTTGTCTTCTAAAGACTTTTCCTGGGTATACTGACATATCTTGGCCAGGAACTAAGTTGGTTTCGTCTACTTCAATGATCAAGTTGCCTGATAGCGCAGCATTATCTACAGCCATACGCATGAAACCATTCATAAGTGTTTGGGTGTCATCCATATTTTCTGCAATGCCTACACCGAAGAATGAGTAGGGGTTAACTTCGTAAGGTACTGCATAGTAGGGAATGTAAGATGGAGTAAATGGATTAAGAACCAGTCTAAGAACCTGACCGTTACAGACCCAGATGTTGACAGATACTTGATCTACGTCTTCCATGTCCTCTGGTATGTCTACATTCTGTTCTTTTAAAAGGTCTGTATCTACAAAGCCCCAGAACTCTAGGACCTCAAAACGCTCACTACGTGTCTCTTGCTCATCATCTTCCATTGCTTGTTCCCACCACTCTTTAGTGTAGGACTCACCCATAGAAACTGCTGTATCTATAGAATTAGAACGGAAGAAAGGTCTGTTCTTTAATGCTCTTATCTGGGTGCGAGACATCTTGTGACGTTCAATAATGTACTCTGCGTCATCCATGTTAGAGGCATCTGGATCTGGGTAGAAGTTCCAAAGAGAAACAGAAGAGCATCTAGGCATAGTCTTAATAAGAGGAGAGTACTCACCTTCTTCTGACCAATTTGGGTACTCTTTGTCTACTGCAAAGGGGCCTTTCATGATACCAGTTCCAAAGAGCGCACACTCAAAGGCTGCTGTACGTAGCTCTTTTCTAGCGTTAGACTCTTCTAGCTGGTCATGTATTTTCTTTTCCATCTTCTTCGCAGCAATCATAGCTGGGTGGAAAGTAATCTGTGTGGGTGATTCCGCTTCACCTTCCTTTAAGTCTTCCTGTACAGGAGCTAGCTTTGACTTAAGACCAGCCAGTCTTTCCCTAAAGTCTACGAGTGTCTCACCAGGTTGTATTTCTGGGGTCTCGTTAAAACCTGCCTCAGGGATCTGTTGCTCGTTCATCTTCTTGAGCGTATCTTCAGTTTCTAAGTGAACCGCTTCGGTCACACCTTCAGGAAGAACAGTGGGATCAATACTTATAGGAAACTTGTTAGCACCAAAGAGTACTTCTACGATCTGACCGTAGGCAGCTAGAACTTTAGTCTTAGTTACTTTAACAAAAACTCTAGACTTCTCTGCTGAAGTAAACTGTACGTCTGGTCCGTAAAGACCTCTGTAGTTTCTGTAGGCTCTTATCCATCTCTGCTCTTCACCAGTTCTTGCTGTCTCAGCTTTAGCGAACCGCTGTTGCACATACCCTACGATAGTGCCTACCGATGAGTCTGTGGAGTCATCTTCCTCTGTATCCTCGATGTAAGATACCTCAGAGTCTTCCATATAGACTTCTTCTGCCAAGATGTCATCTTCTTCCATAATCAATCCTTAGTATCCAAACGTTGAGTCTGCAGCCTGAAAGCCTGTACGTTGTGTGTCAGAGTTATAATCAAAGAGATTGCTTCTAGGTCTGGTCATAATACCGTATCTCAAAGCATCATAGATGTGGTCTTCTGACTTAGTGTCTACATCCTCAGGGTTATTCTTATCCAGTGGTAGGGAGGGGAGTTGAGCTATTGTGTTATAGCAACTACTAAAGAAGACTAGCCTTGGTTCTTCTGTAAAGTCATCAACCTGTAGTCTTCTATGTAGTTCGTTTTTGCCTGATACACGAGAACCTTTAGACCTATCCGCTGGTCTCCACCGACAACCTTTAACAATCATCTGCTCGGCTAGGCTGGGCCCAGTGTCTCCTCTCTTGTGCCAGAGGGAACTATCTAGAACACCATACCTTATTTTTTCGTCAGACTCAACCTCTAAAATCATATCAGCTAAGTCTGTTGCAAGAACCTTACTGACATACATCTCTCTATAAACAATCAACTGTTCGTCAGGAGAGACAGCAAACCAAAGAACAGCACTGTAAGAACCATAACCGTAGTCAGCTGCTCTAAACCTAGGCCAGCTATGGGGTATGTCAAAGGGTTCTACAACGTGATCTCTGCGGTTAAATTCAGGAAAAGCTGCTCCCTCGTTAATGTCCCAATCTCCTTCCAGCAACTGACGCCGTTGGTGCTCAGGCAGAGAGAGTAGGTTGGCTTCGTACATCCCATCATCAGACAGGTAAGGGTTATCAAACAAAGTCGCAGGGATAAACTTTCTTTTGAAGAGTGGTTCACCTGAACGACTGTGACCACTAGGCCAACAGATTGTCTCACCTTCTTGGTCAGTAGCCCAAAATGCATCATTAGGGGTACTGGGGTCAATGAAAGTCCTTTTCACCCATTGATGGCCTGGGCCGCCGGGGTTTGATGTTGCTCTCATGTACAGAGGAAGACCTGACGATTTTGTTGTACGCAACCGGGATCTCATATAATTCCAGGAGTAGTCCGTAGGCCATTGAGTTAACTCATCAAATCCAATCCAGTTAAAGGCTTGACCTTGGTATCTCATCACGTCATCGTCACGGTCAAGGTAAGACATCCAGAGAGTAGCTCCACTGGGTGCTACCCAAGTCTTATCTCTCTCCATAAACTTTATACCCGGTATTGCTCTAGGGTATAGTTGCTTACTTACTGATATAAGTTCTCTTAGTTCCTCAGTACTTCTACGTACAATAAGCATTCTAGCGTTAGGATTATTAAGGTAACGCACTGGATCAGCTATCAGACTGTAGCTCTTTCCACCACCAGCTGCACCTCCGTAGAGTACTTCTTGTTCTGTAGCTGCTAGAAAAGTAGTCTGAGGCCCGGGGTTAGGTTCAAAGATAACTTCTCGTTTAACCTGCTCTAGATCATTCTCCGATGGCTTCGATATCGTCTCGGTCTGACCAATCGTCTCCAAAGATTCTCTTGGTAGCTCTACCACCAAGTCTTTCTTTTTCGATTTTCTCCGCCTTCCTTGACGCTTCTTTATACTTTTTGGCATACTTCCTATAGCTAGAGGAAGCCCGTCTGCGCTTTTCTTCGATCCTGACACGTTTGTCTAACCCTACATGTGATATATACCTACCTGATTGTTGGGTCAGCCACTTAGCTACTTGCCTTAGGCTGTACTCCTGTAGGAATAGTTTTGCTTTTTCTAAAAGTTCTAATTCTTCTGGTATGGGTAGTAAGAGGTCTATGTCTTCTTCGTCTTGTCTGTACCCGAATGGTACGTGTCTACCTACTCTTATGATAGGGTACCACTCTCCGCTCTCCCCTCGTAGGGGTACTTGCCATTCCACATTTGTAGGGTATGCTGCTACTGAAGCTCTTGAGGTCTTAACCTTAGGCATCTGTGTCCTTAGAAGGTAGAATAAACAGAGGCTCTGAAGTTTTAACTTCTACCTTATCTGTTTTAGTAAACCCTGCTCTGTCTAGAATATCTTTAGCAGCCATCATCTTTTCCTTAACGCCTAGATCGGTAGGATCTGCCATAACACTAAACATTGTGTAGGCTGCTTTGGTAGAAGACTGAGAGATAAACTTCTTAGTTCTATCTACAATCTCATCCTCAATAGAAGCTACAATCTGGGCAGTAGCCACGCCTTCAGCGTATCCTGCAAGCTTCTTAGCTTTAACAGGATCGCCTCTGGCTTCATCAAACAGAACATCTAGAAACTTCTGTTGTTTTTCAGTTAGCTGTCGTGCCATAGAATCTTTCTCTTATTTCTGATCTACCGATACCGATGTCTTTCAGTTCTCGGTCAGACATGTGAGTAAGGATGAAGTAGTCTGCTCGTCTTTGTTGTGCTTCTTGGATAGTGGTAAGTAGTCTTTTAAACATTGTATATGCTCCAGTTAGTTTTGCGTGTTGGCTAGATTACCAACTGGAGCTAGTTATATACATTTAGTTATATCATACTACAGACAATAATGCAACCCCGCTATTACCCTACTGGGATGAAGGTTTCAGTTACAGTAATAATAGTATCTAGGTGACCGGAGCTAGAAGGTTGAACTTGTATCTTGTCGCCCGGTTGTAGTACCAAATCAATGTTAGGAAAAGTTATGTAGTCACTATGGCCTATACTCTTACCGTGTAGGAAGTGTGACGTATAGGAGTCTGCCGCTACGTACCATTCTATATCTACGTTAACACTGCCACTTGTTGCGCCATTAACTACGTGAATAAAGGTAACCTCGGCTGTACAGTTGGCAGGGCATGTATACACAACCTCAAGGCTAGTGCCTGTGTTGTGTCCGTACACGGAACGCATACGTGAAGGTTTGCCTTGGTTAAACACCGACATTACTTTTTAATTACCTTCTTTACTGTCTTAACTACCCAAGCTTCATTTACCTCAGTGTCTGGATCATCAGCAATGAAGTGACCATTCTCGTCCCGTGCTCTTTCAAGAACAGGATCAGGAGTAGCCTTAGCTTTAGGTTTTGTTTTCTTCTTTGGTTTGTTTTCCCCTGCTAAAAAGTCTAAGACAGCAGCATCTTTAGTTTGCCACTCCCCCTGTACTTTCTCAGCTAAGACATCACCACGAGGACCAAGAACTTTGTCACCTTCAATTTTAAACATGATCAATACTTACCCTCTACACCAAACTTCTTCTTGTGTTGAGCAATGGACTCTTCCTTGTACCGAGTCGTGTACTTCTTATCTTTCCAAGTAAAAGTAGCATTACCAGACTTACGGTTTCTAGCAAATGCCTTACCAAAAGACTCGTTAGTAACTGGACCTGCTGCTGGACGTTGCTTGGGTCTAGGTGACTTCTTAGGGGCAGTCTTAGTAGGCGCATTCTTCTTAGTCTCTGCTGCCTTCTTGTTTGCGTCACTCTGTTTCTTTGTAGTCTTCTTCAATGGTGGCTTCTTAGTTTTTGGTTTCTTGTCATCAGAAGGAGCAACCACTACCTCAGGTTTAGCTGTGTCGAGTGCACCGAGTTTTGTATTTGGGGCTCGCATGGCTTTAGGGTTCATACCTACAATACGAGAACCACTTGGTCTACCCGGCGCATTCTTGTTGGGTGTGATATCTTTCATAGGACGTGGACCACCAGAGCTATTACTATTTGAACGGGGAGACCTAGGTTGAGCTACACTTGTACTTGGTTTTGGTTTTGTAACCCTGGAAGGAACCCTAGGTTTATTACCTGACTTAGGTGCTGTAGGTGACTTAGGTGCTGTTCTAGGTGCAGCTGGGGCAGTGTTGGCACGAGCAGCTGGTGGCTGGCTTCTTCTAAACTGACCAGTACTGGGTGACTTGGGTTGAGCTACTGTAGGTGCTTTCTTAACTGTTGCATTTTTTGGTAACTTACTTTTAGGGATACGTGTGCCACCTTGTCTTGCTAGGCCATCAGCAATACGTTTACTATTGGTTCCGAAGATCTCTTTACCAATCTTAATTAAAAACTTAAACATTTTGATTAGCCCTTATACGATGCGCCACACTTGGCTTGTACTACGCCACCTGCTTTGTAACCCATTGTTTTCTTCATTCCACCCTTTGAGTAGCCCATCTTCTTGGCCACTGCTGGTGCTTTCTTCTTAAGGGCTTTCATCCCTGCGTTCATAGGAGTTTTCATTGCTAGTGTACCTTTTGCTGCTCTGAATGGTTTTACTTTATCTGATATCTTTTTAGGTTGTTTAACGAACTGCTTGCCTTTAGCAGTCCCTTCTCTCTTAGCTTTTGTTGTAGCTGCGTACTCAGAAGGAGATAAAGACTTAATAGCTTTCTCTGGGAGGTATCTCTCACCAGTCTTAGCACTAGGCTTTCCACTCTTTGTACGCCACTTCTGCTTTGTCCAATTCTTTAGAGACTTCTGGGGGTCCTTCATGAGGTGTACCCTCCGCCCTTAGCTTTGTATTGCTTTGCAACCATCTGTGCTTTTCTTGCTGACCATTGTCCAGGCTTACCGCCTTTTCCACCCGCCTTAACTTTTGCGACAAGGTTCTTACGCATTGTAGGTTTGGTGTAGTTATTAGCTGCATTTACAGTGGATTTCTTTTTCTGTTGCATTAAGTGTTTACTCCAACTTCGATACATATAGGTAAGGCAAAGGCTCCTTTAGACATTAAGTAGGAGGACATATTGTAAGAGTCAACCTTACACTCTTGCTCTGTGTTAAATAATTCTTTTGAGTTAGCCATGACCTGACACGAAAATGCAGACTCACTAGAACAAGCAAGAACAAGAGCCATCCACATCACATCTTATCTTCTTCGTCTACATCAAAACCCATGTCGTTGCTGTCCCAAGCCTGACAAGAAGCATCCTGAGAACACATGAACTTGAACTTCATGCAAGCGCCCATACCTGACTCAGCGTCTAAAGCCTTAAGGGTTCTGGCCGTGTTGTTGAAGTAATGGCAGTTACCACACTTTTTTAACTTAGCATACTCAAGCTCTTTACCCCAGGCCTTAGCCAGATCCTCCTCTGAGGCACCATACATCCAGTACTCTTGAGCACGTTCTTTATTCTTTGGGTCTACCTCAGGGGTTCCGCCCCCAAGCATTAAGCCTACTTTCATCATGATCCTTTTACCCACTTCTTAGAGCTTGACTTAGTTTTAGAGGGACTCCACTTAACCTTATCAGCCCAGTAAGCGGCTGAGAGTTTACCTCGCTTGATATTCTTTGAGTGTCTGGACTTGAAGGCTTCCCTCTGGCCAGCTGTTTGGTTTGTCTTTACACCCTGCTGACCAAATCTAATTAGCTTATACTTACCACCCTCAGAAGCCATAACAACGTGAGACTTGGTGGGATGCTTAGGTGTTCTCTTAGGTTTATTAACCCCTGAGAGACCTTCCCTTTCCATAGTTGATTTTATTCTGTCAGGTATTGCCATAGTTACATCAACTCAAAATGAGGGCCATCAATAAAAGGTCTTCTTCCTTGGGAGCGCCTTAGGTCTACATAAGCCATCATAGCATCTTCAGACGTACCTGGATAGTCCCTAATATCACCTTCAGACCATGCAGCACCCCACTTGATTGCTACACCAAGTTCTTTAGCAGCTTCTTTCATTGCGTCACAGAGGTCATCATATACGTTCAACTCCCAGCAACCTTTACCATCCACATAGGCCATGAGATCGACTGCTCTACCCTCTAGGTGTTTGGACTTCATAGTCTGGGACTTACCTGCAGCTACAAGCTTCTTCTGCTCTTCTACTGTACGCATACCGTACACTACACCAAAGTCTACCTTAGTCAGTTCAATAGCACGTTTCACTACAGATACTAGACTTTCATCTACTCCATCCATTTTAGATAAGCTGCGGCCTGAAAGTTTAAATGTCATTACTTCTTCCCTGTGAAAAACTTAGATACTGATCTCATACCAATGCTAGCACTTACGATACCACCTAATGAATACTGATACCACGTAGGCATAGCTTCAAGTGATGTAAAACCTGCCTGTACAATCGAGTTGCCCCACTCTCCACAAAATGCAAGTATGAGAGGAATACTAAATAGTAAGGTAATCCACTCGTCTTTCCAGCTATTCTTAGTGCTGTCCATCGCAGCTATGTCCCAGTCAAGCTCACCAGTTGCTTGCTTAACTCGTATCTCTGCATTAGCCTTAGAGACTGCTACCTTACCATCAAGATAAGTAGAAGCTAGTCCACCTACAGCACCTATGATCTGTCCTATCATTTGTTATAACTCTCTTCGTGAACTACACGTGTTGGGGTTACTGTAGTCTTAGATTCTTTGCCCATCCATATGCCGAAGCAACCAGTTAAAGCACCCATACAGACTGATACAAGTCCTGACTGTGCAACGCTTGGATCTGGTAGTGACATAAACCAGTGTACTGCCTGGTAAGTCAATACAGTAACAGCTAGCATCATAAGTCTAGGAAGTACCTTCCAGTCATCCAAAACAGTATTAGCCATCTTTATTCCCAATCTCTTTTTCTTTCAGGTTCAAACACATTGTACCTACTTATCATACCTTCTAGGTACATAGACCTTTCCATTCTATCTAAAGATATCCAGTCACCTGAATACTGATAGTAAGCTTCTCTAGCATAGAAGACAGAACTGTGAGGTATGTGAACTCTTCTGAGTACTTTATCGTTACCTTTAGCTAAAGCTTTATAGAACTCTTCTATTACTTCATCAGATTGGTAGTACTTTACTCTTTTAGCCATTTCTCTTTAAACCAATGCACCACTAGTTGTATCTATTAGCTGCCATCTGTCAAGGACTAAATGCAGAGATAGGAGATACATCTAAAATTATTATTTTACTTAGATAGTAATAAGCAACTAATAGTACATACTGTTAGTTACTACTAGTAGTTCTATAAGTATTATAAGTATAAGAAGTATAAGACTACTAGTATCTACTAACAGTACTACTGTTAGGTAATTACTATTGGTATATACCGTTAGATACTGTAGGTATATACTATAAGTATAATTATATAGATACCCGCCCTTTTGTCAACCCCTTTATTTAAGAAAAAGTAATCACGAATTGTTACAGTTTATTTCATTTGTGTTACTGAAGTGTTACAAGAATTTCTAAAAGTCACTCAACCTGTAATACTTGTAAACCATAAATTTCCAAATGTGGTTAACAGTCCTGTTTTCCCCCCCTCTGTCAGTGGTCATATACATATAGCGTACACCCCCGCCCTGGCCCACGCCCCCTCCCCTGCGTTAAGACCTTGTTGTCCATAAGAAATCTCTTATATAAGTAATCCTGGATATACAAGTAGTTTAATACTAAACTATATTTACTGAAAGTAGTTTAACGTTAAACTATCTGCCAGCAAAACTAGTTCGATGTTAAACTATTTGTTTACTACCAGAAATTTACAGCTTGTGATCACAAATAGGGAAAGCATCTATAACCCAAGGAATATTTGTGGTCACAAAACTATCAGTATAAACTATTTGTGATCACATAGAGTTTAACTTTTACCCTCTATATAAGTAGTCAAAATATCTGGCCTAAAAACTAAATTAAATCTTTTTTAAAAATAATTCACTTTGGGTCTTGATATCTATTCAAAGGTAATTAGATTGATTAACAGAAAGAGACACAACAACAGAAAGAGAATTCAAAATGTATAAACGTGACGTTCAAGAGATTATGAATATCTGCCACGCTAAAAAGTCTGTATTGCCGGTAGTTACTTTCACGCTGACAACAATCCAAGCTGGTCTTTCCACATGCTTAGGTCAAATTGAGGATGTAAATATAAACGGGTCAGCTTCTCGTTTTATGTGGGGTCTTAAAGGTGACGGGTACGACTACACTATGCAAAATGATGCTTACTTGTGGGGCAAGGTAAACCATATAAAGGATACACTAGGAACGGAAAGTGTTGAAGCATGTGTAGAGGTTATTATGCTATTCATGCGAGTGCCAAACCTAGGCATGGTCAAAGCGGCTTTCGTGGCGCAGATGTTTGGGTTCAACGTGGCGTGTATTGATAGTCATAACATCAAGCGCCTAGGTCTTAAACCATCAGCCGTGCAAACGCCACCAGCCAAAATGAAAGAGGCCAGCAAGCGCAAGAAAATCACAAAATATGTGGAGATGTGTCAGATTGAGGGAACGGAGTACTGGTGGAATACATGGTGCGAGCATGTGGCGGGCAATCGTGCAAACAAGGCATTGGATACTGGTGACGTAGTTTCACGCTACCATGTGGAATGTGCCGCAGCTGTGGAGGTGTAATATAATGACAAGCCTAGAAATTAAACCCATAACAAATAAGCACGGCTCTAAGGTGTATCACATAGAGGAAACAATTGACGGGCATGGCATTGTACAAGAGTTTGGGACGTTAAAGGAAGCGCAAGAGTACTTGCATTACATAAAAGAATTGGAGGGTTAAAGATGGCACGCTTAGACATAGACACAACCACGCTTGAAGTAGCGGCAAGGGCTTTGGAGCTATTCGCAGAACAGTATCCCGATAGAATAACCGTATGGGCAGAAACAGCAGACGGGCAGTTAGACATAAAGATTGGTAGCATATCAAAGCACAAGAGTGAGCGGGGCGGTGCTATGCGTCATCACGTATACTTCAATAAGACACGTTCATTGTTGGAGGTTTAACTATGATTGAATGGCTCAAAGACATCGTGGCATTGCTTTGCTTATGTGGCATTGGCTATGCGTTCTTACTAATCGGCTATGGCCTAGGATACTAAGGGGAAAGACAATGGGAAAAGTAAACTCACTATTTCAAGATGCACAGGAAGCAAGAGAGGATGCACAAGCGGAT